GGTCGGCTGGAAGAATGACGTGCAGGGCAGGGAAAAGGCCTATGCGGCGCAGGACTGGCTTCATTTGCCGGATAAGATTCTACAGGCAGCTGAACGTCTTCGTGGCGTACAGATTGAAAACAAGCCAGCATTAGATGTGATACGGCGGTTCAATTACAAAAATGTGTTGATATACTGCGATCCGCCATACATGCTTGAGACCAGGCATGGCAAACAGTATCGGTGTGAAATGGATGATGCAGACCATGAAAAGCTGCTTGAAGCCCTTCTGGGACACAATGGGTTTGTATTGATCAGCGGCTATGACACAGAACTTTACCGGGATATGCTTTCGGGATGGACACGCTATGAAAACACAGCATATTCACAGGTATGCTCAAAGAAAACGGAAATCCTGTGGGCGAATTATAAGCAAGCGGAATATGAACAGATGAATTTATTTGATTGAAAGAGGTGCAACATGAAAGCGATAACAGTTTTACAGCCGTGGGCATGGCTTTTGGCAACGGGGAAGAAACGGTGCGAGACGCGCTCATGGAAAACAAATTACCGGGGAGAAATCCTCATCCATGCGGGAAAGAAAAATTTAACGCTCTGTATGAAGCATGAGACAATCTTTGAAGCAAGGTACATGAAGCAGTCCGGGGTATTTGATATAGAGTTGGCAACTGGTGCGATCATCGGGAAAGCAGACCTCGTAAACTGCGTGCGGATTGATGAAGCCATACATAGACTTGTCAGGGAGCAGCACATAGAAGAGGATGCCTTCGGGAATTTCAGTCCAGGAAGATATGCGTGGGTGATGGAAAACCCGGTATTGTTTGATACGCCAATACCTGCAAGGGGAAGGCAGGGGCTTTGGAATTGGGACGGTGAATTGTAAGAAAGGAGAATTTTATGGCAGGTTTTATTTCAAGACAGCCGAACGGCTTATTATGCAGGTTTTCAAGCATTGTAGATACCATAACGCACTACAATATGACAGAGGAAGGATACATAGAAATGTGCGCAGAAAGAGCCAGGGAAGAGGCAAAGGAAGTTCTGCAGAATCACTTAAAACCTTTTTCGTGGGTAGAAGACTACTTCGCACCTAACAACATGAGTACAGAAGAATTCAACAAAATTCTGGAAGAAATGTCTCTTCCAGCGGAGCAATGTGAGCAAATAGAAACATAGGAGGGCGAAAGCATGGATGAAATGAAACGGATTGTTATCTGTAAACACTGCGGCAAGCCGGAATATTACGGTAAAATGCGTTGGCTTTCGGGGATATGTTCCTGCAGGAACTGCTACAAAGGGCAGTATGAACGTGAGCGGCATGAAATTTATTGTTGGAAAGATTTGGACGGTAAACGTCCAACGTTAGAAGAATACTATGCGCAGGAAATAAAACAAGGAACACTGATTGGAGGCAGGAGATGAACAGAAATAAAAAGGGCGTTATGCCGGAGATTACAAGGGAAACATACAAAAGCGTGAAAAAGTATGACAGGCAGCAGTTCACGGTTTTCTGCGCCAATTTGTACAAATATGGATATGAAGATGGCAGGGAAAGTGTTCCAGGAATTGATGTCGCGGATATCATGGACGCTATATCCGGGGTAAATGGGATCGGTGCAAAGAAGATGGAAAGCATCAAAGCGGCTATTGAATCTGTGTTTGAAAGGAGTGGTCAGAATGACAAAGTATGAAGCAGCGGAGATGATCAATGATTTAAGCAATTTTGCAGATGACTTGGAAAACTGCGCAGATATTAACACTGCAAGAAAAATGGCAATAGACGCTCTGCGTGCTGCAAGCATTGAAGATCAGACAAAAAAATATGCTGATATGATAGAAAGTTTCGAATGCGATTTTTCTTTAGCCGCAGAGCCAAACAGAAAGTACGGGTTGGATTGTTTACAAGTTAAGATTGAGCGGGGCAACAAACGTATGCTTGCAGATATCAAACTTTTACAAGAACTTTCATATGGGGTGCGGAACGGCATTTTAAGAATTGTAAAGCAGTCGGAAGAATGAAGGAGAAGTGTGAGCATGAATTTTAGTATTGAACCAAGGAAACCAACCGATCGGGGCGGCTACTACTGCATGCCGCTTAAGAAGAATGTCCCACAGGGGCATGATGACTGGCAACCAGTTGTGTGCCCGGAATGTAAAAGGGAGTGCTGGAGGTTGCCACTTGCGGAAATAGCAGAAGCAAGCGGGGCGAAGCCGTTATGTACAGAGTGTGCATTGAAGAAAGGAGTAAATCATGATTAAAAAATTTAGATTCTATAAAGGACTTTTGTGTGAAATAATAGAAACTCTTTGCACTATCTGTCTGTATTTGGAAAGTGAAGCGCATCATTCTCGAAACCGCCAAGGGGATATTATGAGGCTTCATTTTGATACACTTAAGAAATATTCCTACACGCTAAGAAAGGAGACGGAAAAATAAAAATGAACCATACAAAACTGATTCAGGATTCAACAAAGGCATATATGATAGCTTATAATGCGGCGATGCAGGAAACGCGCAATCCTAATATAGCGGCGCAGATTGCAAGCGTAGTGACCATGTCGTATATGAATGTGTTTAAGACGGAGATTGAGCAGGAACAGCAAACGCAGTCATTACTTGGGATCATGCTTTCTATGGTTGAGCAGGTGTGGCAGGACGGGGATGATTCTGAAAAGGAGTAACACCAGCTACACCAAAAAAAGTTATGGTGTAGCGCATGGTGTAGCGCAAGAAAAATAGATAAAACGCTAATTTAATTCAAAACGCTACACCAGCTACACCTAAAATTAAAAAATATATGTATTTATGAGAATTATCACAAAATCGCAACGCGAATGCGATAATGCGATAAGTTATGAAAAAACAATATATATATTTTCAAAATAGGTGTAGCGGGTGTAGCGCAGTCCTAAAAGGCTAAATAAATTAGGGGTTGTGCGATAAAAAACAAAAAACAAAATGGTGTTTTTGACAGGTGTAGCGGACGGAGGTGGATTTGATGAATATTTATCTGGAAACAGCCAAAAAACTGCAGAGGTTGGGGCTGAACGAAACAAAAATGAGCCAAGAGCAGTTTGTGCGATACGCATCCGTGCTGAAAAAATATCGCACGGACATTATCGCAGGGGCGAATGAGATACTAAGGCATTTCTGGTTCGGCGGGTTTTATGTGAAAAAGGACGGACAGGCGGCAGACGCACTGTGCAGGGAAGTCCAGAAGATCATAGATGATGAATCAGCCAAAGGGGAAATGAAGCGGCTTAAGGATATCCTCTTTCAGACTTACTCCTTGGAGAAATTCTTGGATGCGGCCTGCCGGGTGCATTGCCGGATACAGTATGAAGCCTATGCGCCATACTGGATAAGCACCTGCGAAAAGAAGCCACTGCCAGACGGGATACCGTGGGCTGGCATCCCTAGCAGCGGAGCAGTATGGTACAACCAGATGATCGATATGTATTGGCAGAGTGAGTATGAGGTGTGGGTGTCGGAAAGCGAAATGTCTTGGAGGACGAGCCTTCCACCTACAAAGGAATTATGCGAAGCGGAATATGCCAAAGAAAGGAAGGTGATGGGCAGTGCTTGAGAAATATGTGCCGGATTTCAATTCAGATACGTTTATTGAGGAATATGCAAAGCAGGAGTCCATTTTAAAGCACGAGGCGTTGGCGGTTCTGCGGAAAAAAGTGCCAAAAGAGGCATATTACCAGAAAAAAGTGATTGATGGGCTAAGAAACAGATTCCCGGATGCATATATCGCAAAAATCGCGCAGGGGATGTATTCACAGGGCGGCATACCTGATGTGATGTGCATTATGGACGGTCATTACTTCGGGTTTGAGATAAAGCGGCCAATATTCGGGGAAATTTCAAAATTGCAGGAAGTGGCAATGGCAAGGATCAGGCGGTCAGGAGGTACAGCGGCGGTGGTAAGCTGGCCGGAAGAGGCGGTGGGGATCATAGAAAGCTGGAGGTGTGGCAGTCATGGAAATGGGCAGGGATAAACAGAGGGAAGTGCTGAAATATATGCTTGAGCGGATTTACCGGGCAGACAAGCACAAAAAACAGCTGGACAAGCGGCTGAAACAGCTGCATGCCCGGAGGCAGTTCCAGGAAGGCGCGGAGGTGCCAGAGGACGAGCCGACTTCCGTAAAATACTGGCAGGGCGATATCGGGGCGCGGATTTTGGAGCAGAAAAAGGAGATTGACCGGGCGGTGACGCTGGTGATGGACATCATTGATTATCTGCCGATAAATTCGGTTGAGCGCGAAATCTGTGAACTGCGGCATATAGACTTAAAGCCCTGGGGAGCGGTTTCTGCGGAAATACCAATGTCGCGGTCGCAGGTATACAAGCGGCACAGGAATGCTTTGAAAATTCTTCTTTCTAACCAGCGCATACAGAGCATGACGGCAGAATACGAGGGTGAATATGATGCATACATACAGGACAGGGGGCCAAAAAACTAAAGTGGGGGCTAATTACCGGAATATAAATTCGGAAATTTTCTGCGGGAAAAATTCGGAAAAAATAAAGGCTTGGTTTGAAAAAGCAATGCGGTTTTTCAAATTCGCGATTTTCAAAAATGGCAGTGGATAGCAAAATACTTGTTTATTCGCTGTTTTTTATTCCAAAAATCTGCGCTTTTTCAAAGCATGGCAAAAAAACAAGGCCGGGTATAGAGGGGTTCAATATAGACCCGGAAATAAGGCCGGTATAATAGGCTGGAAATAATCCCCCTAAAAACAGGCGTATATAGGGCTATATATAAGCGGTATATACAGGGGCATATATAGGGGTGTATATAGGGTATATATAGGGCTGTATATATAGGGGCATTGTATGGGCGCATCATATAGTAACAGCTATATATATGCAGGGCATGGGGCGTATATATACAGCGCAGAGCGAGAGCAACAAGGCTTAGAGCCGCGCTCACAAGCTGCTCCCGCCTCATAGGCAAAAGACGAAACACAATGAAACATTTATTTGTGCTACACTGTATGCAATCAGCAGGAGATAGCTTTATTTGGCCCATAGGCAGCGCATATAGCACAAGCCTACAAGTTATTGCTTATTATTCTTTATGCCCCGCATTTGGCGCGTGAGGGCGCACAGTGGGGCGTTAGGTACTACTTAGCCCATACCCCCTATGCGGGGCGCGGAAGGGCCGAAATTTTTCTGGATGAGATAAAAAATTTTTTTAGCATTTCGTTTCGCGGCGGCTGGCGGCCCCTGTCAGAGCTGCATCCGGCAGAGTACAATCCAAGGGTTACGCTTACCCCGGAAGATGAGGAATACAAGAGAATCAGGCGCAGTATCGAGGAGTATGGATATGTCGACCCTATTATAATCAATTCGGACGGCACGATCATTGGCGGGCACCAGCGGTACAATGTCCTGATGGATCTGGGGTACGACACGGCGCACGTTGTTGTCGTGGATCTGGACAAGGATGCGGAAAAGGCACTGAATGTTGCGCTGAATAAGATATCCGGCGAGTGGGATGATGAAAAGCTGTGCGACCTTCTGCAGGATTTAGATTTGAGCGGGTACGACTTTTCTCTGACAGGCTTCACGCATTCGGAACTGGATGAGCTGCAGTTGAAATTAAATATAGACGAAGCCGTGGAAGATGAGGGCTTTGATATTGATAAAGCTGTGGACGATTGTGAAAAACCTGTCACGAAACGCGGCGATTTGTGGATATTGGGCGAACACAGGCTTATGTGCGGCGATGCAAGGAGCCAGGAGGATATGGCGCGGCTTATGGGCGGGGCGAAAGCAGACCTTTACCTTACAGACCCGCCGTACAATGTGGATTATGTTGGAAAGACAAAGGATGCGCTGAAAATAGAAAACGACCGCATGAGTGATGAGGGATTCCGGGCATTTCTGTTGGATGCGTTCACTGCTGCCAAGCAGGTTATGAAGGCAGGTGCGGCATTCTATATCTGGCATGCGGATTCCAAGGGATATGATTTCAGGGGTGCATGCTTCGATGTAGGCTGGCAGGTAAGGGAATGCCTGATCTGGTGCAAGGATGTGTTCGTCCTTGGGCGGCAGGATTACCAGTGGCAGCATGAGCCATGCCTTTATGGATGGAACGGCGGCGCGGGGCATGCCTGGTATTCTGACAGGCGGCAGACAACAGTCCTCACATTCGACAGACCGAAGCGCAGTGAATCACATCCGACCATGAAACCAGTCCCTATGTTTGGTTACCTGATTCAGAACAGTACAAAGCCCGGCGACATCGTCCTTGATACATTTGGCGGCTCCGGGACAACGATCATTGCAGCAGAGCAGCTTGACCGGGCGGCGTATCTCATGGAGATTGATGAACGCTATTGTGATGTAATTATAAAGCGTTGGGAAGAACAGACCGGGGAAAAGGCTGTGCTGCAGGATGATGGTGATAACGGAGGGCCTCACAAATGAGTGAAGACCTTGGAGTGCTGATTCTTGATTTTGGGTTTGCCGGGGAGGAGGGAATTCATACAGTCGTGGAAGGGAATAGCAAAAAAAGGACACAGAATCTTTACGAGCCAAAAGTAATTGCGCAGCTTTTCAATTTTGAGGGGACGCGCCGGATTGAGCAGCTGACACGGGATGGTGTTATAGATGCAGTTTTGGTAAAGGTAGACGGGCATGAAGTGCGGCGGTATGATCTGGCCCCTACGATACAGAAATATGTGAAGTTCCTGTCCGACAAGGCATACGGACGTTCACGATCTGAAAAAGAGATGGAACTGAAAGAACAGAAACTCGAAGCTGAGGTTGCGCTGAAAGAAAGCCAGGGCGAACTGCACAGG